AACATCTCTAGCCCAGCTGCACAGCGTTATACAGCAACTTATGTTGGCTCACAGTTAATTAATAGCAATGCAACTTTGCAAGATTTCCAAAACTTGCAACCTGGTCAACAGCCTTCATGGTTTAGCCAAGTAGTTGTTACTTTGGCAATGACTACAACTGCTGCTGGTCTATCTTCAGGTCAAGTTGAAGTAACTTTACGTTACAACCAGAATGATATGAACATTGGTACAAGTACAACTTACCCATACGGTAACTTTGATTAATTAATCCTCTTTATGGGGACTTCGGTCCCCAACTTTTTATAATTTAGGAGATTAATATGGCTCAAAGCCCCAATGGAATACCTAGCACCAATAACTCGGTGCAGTCAGTCACTCGTCAAGCAAAAACAGAACCATTTGATTTACAAGTATCTCGTGGCCAAATAACGGGCCACCAAACATTAAATATTTTTGGATACCAGGCTGCTGTAGGAAATACTGCTATTCCTATTTGGGAAAACGCAACAACCTATACATATCCCACATCTGCTAGTACTTTAACGGTAGCAAGCAGCTCCACATCTGATGTAGCTCCTGCTGCTGTATTAATTAGCGGTCTAGATGCAAACTTCAACCCAATTTCGGAAATTGTTGTTTTAAATGGCACATCAAATGTTACAACAAGCAATAGTTATTTTAGGGTTAACAGCTTATTAATGACTGGCGTTGCTTCAGGTCAAGCCTCTAATGCGGGCGCTATTACAGCCAAACAATCCAGCAATATTTTGGCTCAAATTAATGCTGGTATTGGTAAGTCACAAAGCACTATTTATACAGTTCCAGCTGGATATTCATTTTATTTAGATTTGGCTGAAGTTAATACATCAAATAGCTATACATCTTCAAACATTGTTACTTACAAAGTTCAAGCAAAAAACAATAATACTGGAGCAACTTTAACAGTTCTCCAACAACCATTTGTTTCTATTTACACAGCCAACAGAGCATCTGATCCTTTTGTGTATACAGAAAAAACAGATATTCAATGGCAATTGGTAACTAGCACAGCAACAACTGTTGCAGCTGGCGTTATTATTGCTGGCAAGTTAATTTCTAACGGTATTTAAAAATGACCGCAGCTTGGCAACGTAAAGAAGGCAAAAACCCAAATGGCGGATTAAATGCGAAGGGCCGTGCCTCTTTAAAAGCTGAAGGTCACAATATCAAACCACCGCAGCCTGAAGGTGGTTCACGGAAAAAATCTTTCTGTGCTCGTATGGAAGGCATGAAAAAAAGACTGACCAGTGCAGAAACGGCACATGACCCAGATTCAAGAATTAACAAATCTTTGCGTAAATGGAAATGTTAAAATGAGCGAAATGGACCCAATTTTAACTGCTAGAGAGCTGGCTACACACGCTAGTGACATTGAGCATCTTCAGGCTGATATGGACAAACTTGTTAAAGATATGGAAGATGTGAAGCAGTCTTTAGCAGATATTCAAAGAATGCTGGGTGAACAAGCTTCTGCTAAAAAAACATTGCATAATGTATTAACTATTGGCGCTGGCTTGGCTGGCGGTATTGTAGTTTGGATCCTTGATAGGTGGTTTAAATAATGGCTAAAAACGGATATGATCAAACTTACGAAGATGACCGTAAGGAAAATGAAGAGACTAAGGATTTGCCAAGACGTGCTGCTAGAGCGGCCGTTGATTTAGTTAAACCAAAAGAAACTAAACCTGATACTGGCGAGACTACAAATCCTATGGGTGATAAATATAAGTCAGGTGGTAAAGTGCGTTCTTCTGCATCTAAACGTGCTGACGGATGTTGTAACAAAGGATTTACTCGTGCCTAGTACCAGTAAAAAGCAGCACAATTTTATGGAAGCAATCGCCCATAATAAAGCGTTTGCGAAGAAAGTAGGAATTCCTCAGTCGGTTGGCGAGGATTTTGTAGCGGCCGATAAAGGCAAACATTTTAAAAAAGGTGGAACTAACATGGCAACAAGAAAACGTATTAACCCAGCAGCAGCAATGATGGCCGCTCGTGCTATGCAAGCACCAGCTCCAATGATGGCCCCTCCACAAGGTGCTATGCCTGCTCCAGGCGGCATGAAAGAAGGCGGCTTGTCTAAAGAGCACCACAAGCATTTGGCTCACCACCATTTAGCTATGGCTGAGCATCACATGAAAGAGCATGAAGGACATCACAAAATGAAAAAAATGGCTTCAGGCGGCAAAGCTGAATCAATGGGCCCACGCTCAATGAAAGAAGATGTTGAAAAGGGTTCTAATAAAGAAACCAAATTTGGCGAATCTAAAGTTCAAAAACGTGGCCACACAGAAGACCGTCATCCAAAGATGAAAGAAAAAGGTCTAAATGATATTGGCACCGAAGGAATGAAGCATGGTGGCAAAGTTAAGAAAATGGCTCATGGTGGATCTACTTCTGCTCGTGCTGATGGCGCTGCTGTTCGTGGTAAAACAAAAACCAAATATTGTTAATTAGGAGAAGTATATGAAACCCCATGTAACTAAAGAGCATATGGAGCCAATGGCTGGTCCAGATATGGAGCGCCATGATGAGTTCATTTCTGAGCATGAAACTGAGAGCCATAAGCATCATAAGCATGAATTCAAAAAGCACAAAGCTTCGCATGAGCACCATATGGATCATGTAGAAAAAATGTGTCACGGTGGCAAGGCTCACAAATGAGAGCCAGTCGTGGAATGGGCGCAGTAAACCCTTCCAAGATGCCCAGTAGAAAGATTATCCAAAGAAAGGATAATCCTGATGCTGTTGCGATGTATGCAAAAGGTGGGGAAGTTTGGGATAAACCTCGTCCGAAAGGACTTGGAAAACCTAAGCATTTAAGTGCTTCTAAAAAGTCAAAAGCTAAAGCAATGGCGAAAGCTGCTGGCAGGACTTACCCAAATTTAGTTGACAATATGAGAGCTGCAAGGAAAAAATAATGGCTGAAAAATGGATTCAACACGCTATTAAACGAGCTGGTGCTTTGAGAGAAGCGCTGCACGTAAAAGAAGGCCATAAAATCCCAGAAAAGAAGCTGGAAGCTGCCGCTAAGAAGCCTGGAAAGTTAGGTCAACGTGCTCGTCTTGCTGAAACTCTTAAAGGTTTTAAGCATAAATAATGACTACTACTGGAGCATCCGTATTTGATTTAAACATGAACGAACTCGTAGAAGAGGCGTTCGAGCGGTGCGGTGCTGAATTAAGAACGGGTTATGATTTAAGAACGGCTACTCGGTCATTAAATATTTTGACTGTTGAGTGGGCCAATCGAGGTATTAACCTTTGGACGGTAGAAGAAGGTCAGATCCCCATGAATACGGGTCAGATTACCTATCCATTGCCAATTGACACAATTGATTTATTAAGCCAAGTGATTCGTACTGGGACGCTGCAAAACCAGATCGACATCAATATTAGCCGTATTTCGGAAGACACCTACTCCACCATTCCTAATAAATTGGCCGTTGGCAGACCTATTCAAGTATGGATCAATCGTCAATCTGGTCAAACCAACCCTACGGCTTATACTCTTGTTGGCAACGGCTCTAATGGTAATGGCGGAATCTCTGCTACAGATACCACGATTCAGCTTACTCCAGCTGATTTAACGGGTCTTGCAGCCACTGGTTATATCAAAATAGACTCTGAGATTATCTACTATCCAAATGTCTCTACGACCTCTGCACAGCTGTTAAATTGCTATCGTGGACAGGCTGGCACAACGGCTGCAACACATGCCACTTCTGCGCCAATTAGCACAACCAATTTGCCGTGTATCAACGTCTGGCCTACCCCCAATTCACCAGGTAGTCAATACACATTTGTCTACTGGCGTTTGCGTAGAATTCAAGATGCTGGTTCTGGCGTTACAACCAACGATATTCCATTCCGTTTTATTTCAGCTTTAGTGGCTGGATTAGCATACTATTTATCCCAGAAGGTTCCTGGCGTTGATCCAAATAGAATAGCCATGCTGAAAGCAGACTACATGGAACAATGGACGCTGGCATCCGAAGAGGATCGTGAAAAAGCGCCCGTACGCTTTGTGCCACGAGCTTCTTTTTATACGGGGGGTAGACGGTAATGCCTAGTAAATATGCATCAGGCAAATATGCTATTGCCCAATGTGATAGATGTGGCTTTAGATACAAGTTGATGGATTTAAAGAAAGAAATCATCAAGACAAAACTTTATAATATTAAAGTTTGTCCTGAATGTTGGGATCCAGATCAGCCACAGTTGAGCTTGGGATTGTATCCTGTGAATGATCCTCAGGCGGTGCGTGAGCCTCGCCCAGACGTAAGTTATCAAGTTGGCGGTACTTATGGGTTAATGACCAATCCATATGACCCAAATGTAAACGCTCTTGATAGTGCAGGCTACTCATCTGATGGCAGTAGGCAGATACAATGGGGTTGGAACCCTGTAGGTGGTGCAAGTTATTTTGACAGTTATTTAACTCCAAACTCCTTGCTTCCTGTTATAACAATCGGTACAGTATCAATTACAACGACTTAGGAGTATTAAAATGGATAAAGAAGATATCAAACAAGACAAAAAGCTCATTAAAAAAGCTTTTGGTATGCATGACAAACAAGAACATCATGGCGAACATACTGATCTTTCTGGCCTGAAAAAAGGCGGTAAGATTAAAAAGATGGCTAAAGGTGGCGTGACAGGCAAAGAAATGAAAGCTGTCGGCCGCAATATGGCCCGTGCTATGAACCAAAAATCAAGCTCAAGAGGTCGTTAATATGGCAACCGCAAAGAATGTAAAGCCTACAACCAAGAATAGCCCAAAGGTTACAATTGGTAAGAATAAATTTGCTGAACCAGCAGATACTTATGCCAATCCACACACCAATAAAGAGAAGCATATTACTGGCCAAGAAGTTATGGATCGGGGTGAGTTTGTTCACACCAAATCAGCCAAAGACGCTAAGTTAACAGACCCTGTTAAAAGTGGTGTTTGCTATGGCGAAACTAAAGAAACCAAGACTTCTGGCATCGAAATGCGTGGTGCAGGTGCTGCAACTAAAGGGCGCATGTCTAGAGGGCCAATGGCTTAAGGGCTTTATATATGGCAATGAATTACCAGCAGCTGTGGCAAGCGATTCAAGATTACGCTGAAACCACAGAGTCACTGTTTGTAGCAAATATTCCCCTGTTTGTTCAGGAGGCGGAAGACCGTATCTATAACTCGGTGCAGCTTCCTTCCTTACGGAAAAATGTTACAGGTAACTTAACTGCTGGTAATCCTTATTTATCGTTGCCAATGGACTATCTATCAACCTATTCATTGGCTATTATTGATAGTAGTGGCAACTACAATTACATTTTGAATAAA